CAAGGCCTCGCGCCAGATCCTCGACGACGCTTCGCAGCTTGCCAGCTACATCGACGGCCGCCTGCGCTATGGCCTGGCCTTCAAGGAAGAGCAGCAACTGCTGAACGGCGACGGTACCGGGCAGAACCTGCTGGGCATCATCCCCCAGGCATCCCGCTACGCCGCGCCATTCTCGCTCGACCACGGCAACAACATCGATCAGCTCCGGCTGGCCATGCTACAGACCGAGTTGGCCGAGTACCCGGCGACCGGCATCGTGCTCAACCCGACGGATTGGGCGCGCATGGAGCTCACAAAGGACTTCACTGGTCGATACGTTATCGGCAACCCGCAAGGCATGATCGGTCCGACGATCTGGAATCGGCCCGTTGTCACGACACAGGCGATGGGGGTGGACAAGTTTCTCACCGGTGCATTCCGGCTGGGCGCCCAGGTCTTCGACCGCTGGCAGGCGCGCGTTGAAGTCGCTACCGAGAACGAGGACGACTTCGTGAAGAACCTGGTCACCATCCTCGCCGAGGAGCGTCTGGCACTCGCGGTGTATCGGCCGCAGGCGTTCATCTACGGTGACCTGAACAACGTCAACTGAGCGACGCTTGCCCCGTAGTAGGGCCGGCTTTTGGCCGGTCTTTTTCATTTCGAAGGAGATCACCCATGAAGATCAAGTTCAAGGCGCCGGATCCACGCGCCGGCACCATCGCCCAGATGGATAGCCGCCTCGGTCAGCATTTCATCGACACCGGCTCGGCCGTGCTGGTGAAGGAGATGGACGAGCGTCCTGTGACAACGCGAGGGGAGTTGGACCAGGCGCTGGCCACCTTGCCGGGTGAGAACACCGACCCTGACTACGTCGTAAGGGCCATGCGGTCGCACTTCAAGGAGCTGTTCACCGACGCCGACGAGGCCAAGGTACGCGAGGTGGTGAAGCTGCATGCGGGCGACGCCGCGGACGTACATGAAGGCGGTGTATCGGCGGCGCAAGACTCGACGGACCAGCCTGTCGACCCGAAGCCAGACGGAGAGGCGGTCAGCGAGCCGAGGGCCAAGAAGGCCCCAGACCCGAAGAAAGGTGCCTGACATGCCGATCCTTGCCCTCGACATGGCGAAGTCACATCTGCGGGTCACCTGGCCGAACGAGGATCAGCTGATCGGCCTGTACCTGACCGCTGCCGAAGGCTCGGCGGCGTCGTTCCTGAACCGTCAGTTCTACATGAACGCCGCCGAACTGGCCGCTGCAGTCCTCGCTGGCACGGCAGGGGATGACCCGATGGTGGCCAATGCCGAGATCCAGGCAGCCGTGCTGCTGACCGTGGGCCACCTGTACATGAACCGCGAGGACACGGTCGTCGGTGCCACGGTGGCGGAACTGCCGCGCGGCGCGCTCGACCTGCTGCAGCCATACCGCGTGGGGCTTGGGGTATGAGGGCCGGTCAGCTATCCACGGCGGTGGAAATCCAGCGCAACGTTACAACGCGCGACGAGGCAGGTCAGCCGGTATCGAGCTGGCAGACGGTGGGCATCACATGGGCGAATCTGTGCCACCGCAGCGGCGTAGAGGCGATCCGCGGTGATACACCGGCTTCCGTTGTGCAGGTGAGCGTGCGGATTCCATACCCGTTGCTGACGCAGGTACGCATCGACACGAGCATGCGCCTGCTGTGCAAGGGCGACGCCTACGACATCCAGGCGGTGCTTCCCGACCAGCAGAAGCGTAAGTTCGCGGACCTCGTGTGCCAGTTGGTGCCGGCCCGCTCGGCGTAACGCATGGACGGCATCTCACTGACCTTCGATGGCGACCTTGGCGCTGCGCTAGCGAATCTTGAGGAACGGCTTATCTCAGAAGTCGTGCGGCCGGTCGCCCGGGCCGGCGCGTTGGTGTTCTACGAAGAGGCGCGACAACTGGTGCCGGTGTACCAGGGTGCACCGATCAAGCGGAAGAACGGTGTCCAGACGAAGCCCGGCCAGCTTCGTGACGCGATCTATCACGTCTACGCCGACCAGATGTTTACGGACCACCACGCGGTGTACCGGGTGAGCTGGAACGCCAGGAAGGCGCCGCACGGCCATCTGGTCGAGTACGGGCACTGGCGCACGAACAGGATCGTCCGGACGGCCACGGGGTGGGCCGCCACGAGCGAACGCCTAGCCACACCGGTACGCGTGCCCGCCGTCGGCTTCATGCGGCGCGCAGGCGATCGCGCCGAGGCGGCGGTGGACGCGATGCGCAAGCGCGCGGTGGAGAAGATAGCCGAGGTGCTTCGCGGCGCCGGCAGCACGAACGGGGCGTATTCATGACGGTGGAGGCAGAGATCACCCGGGCACTGGGCGGGCTGGTCGGCAACCGCGTCTATCCGGATACGGCCGAGCAAGGAACCGGCCTCCCATTCATCGTCTACCAGCAGGTTGGCGGCACGCCGCTCGATTTTCTGGAAGGCGTACCGGACAAGCGCAATGGCCGATTCCAGGTCGAGGTATGGGCCGAGCGCCGGACGCAGGCTAGCGGGCTCATCCGTGAGGTCGAGGACATCGTCCGGACAGACCCGGTGCTGCGGGCAACGACGCTGTCCGGCGCGCTGGCCACCTACGACGAGGTGCTGAACTGGTACGGCGCCCAGCAGGATTTTTCCATCTGGTTTTCGAATTGACGCCCGTTCGGGCGCTGATTCGGGCACATGTTCACGGCCCGCCGCGCGCGGGCAATTTTCATTACGGAGCCAACTATGTCGGTCAAACTTCCGAACGGTTCGATCTTCTCCATTGCGGCGGCGTACGGCACAGCCAGGGCCGTCACTGCACTGTCGAATGCCAGCCCCGCCAAGGCCACCGCCGCTGGCCACACGCTGGCCGACGGCGACATCATCGAAGTCACGTCCGGCTGGACGCGTCTGGATGGCCGCATCGCGTGCGCCGACGGCGTTACCACCGGCACCTTCGACCTCAAGGGCTACGACACCACCGACACCGGCATCTACCCCGCCGGCACGGGCTCGGGCACCGTGCGCAAGGTCTCCACCTGGCAGGAGATCAAGCAGACGCTGGCCTCGACCAGCCAGGGCGGCGAACAGCAGTTCTACACCTACTCGTTCCTCGAGGACACCGGCGACGACAAGCAGATCCCGACCACGCGCAGCGCGCGGTCGATCACGCTGACCATCGCCGACGATCCGGCGCTGCCGCAGTACCCGGTGCTGAAAGCCGCCGACGAGGATCGCGAGCCGCGCGCCATCCGTTTCCGCCTGCCGAACGGCGATGCCATCTACTTCATGGCCTACGTGTCGATGTCCGACATGCCGACGACCACGAAGAACGAGGCCATGGCCATCACGGTCACGCTGTCTCTCACCGGTAAACCCACCCGTTACAACGCGACGCGAGGTGCCTGATGTTCAAGATCATTCCGAACCCGACTTTCCCAGCCACGGTCGCCATCGCCGTGCCTGGGAAGCAACCCGAGAAGCTGAAGCTGACGTTCCGCCACATGACGCGGGAGCAGCTCAGGGACTTCTTCGACCGCATCGCCAGGGAAGCCGCCGAAGCGATCGAAGGCGACCGCGACGACACCGTCACCCGTGAGCGAAAGGCGCTCGAGGAGATCGTGGCCGGTTGGGAAGATGTCGATCAGCCGTTCTCGGGCGAGGCGCTGGAAGCCCTGATCCGCAACTACCACGGCGCGGCTACCGCCATCCTCGACGCCTACACAGGTGAACTGAACCTGGCCCGCCGGGGAAACTGACTGCGGCGGCCCGCCGGCTGTACTGGCGCGCGCCGCCGGCAGACGAACTGGCCGCCTTCGGACTGCAGGTGGCCGATGTCACGCCGTCCGACGTCGAGATCTGGCCGGAGAATGAAACTGCGCTGGACGTCTTCGTGCAGATGGGAACGCAGTGGCGTGTGGGGATAGGCGGCCCCGTGGGCCTCGACTACAACGCGCTGCGGTTCGTGATGCGCATGCAGCGCGTGCCGCCAGCCGAGCAGCCGGAGCTGTTTGAGGCCATCCGCGTCATGGAGCATGCGGCCATGGACGAAATGAGCGAGGAATGACATGGGCGAGGTAGTCGGGAAGGCCACCCTGCAGGCGGATGCCGACGTTTCCGGGCTCAAGGCCGGCTTTGCGGAAGCGAAGACATCCGTTCGGGACTTCGAGCAGACAGCGGCGAGGTCGAGTCAGAACGCTTCCCGCAGCGTCCGCGGTATGGGCGAAGCGGCGCGTGACGCCTCGGACAGGATGGACGCAGCGTCGCGGCGCTTCCTTCAGTCGCTGGTGCGGCAGGCGGACAAGGCCGGGAAGACGGCGGCGGAGTACGCGGCGCTGCGCGCACGTCAAATGGGCGTGGGCGATGCCGCTGCGCCGTTTGTCGCACGGCTGAAGGCCGCCGAGATATCGGTCGACAGGCTCGGCCTCTCCGCCAGGCAGACGGCGGCGGCGCTGCGTGGCGTGCCGGCGCAGTTCACCGACATTGCGACGTCGCTGGCCGGCGGCCAGAACCCATTGCTGGTGCTGACCCAACAAGGCGGTCAGCTCAAGGACATGTTCGGCGGCATCGGCCCAGCGGCACGCGCGCTCGGTGGCTATGTGGCGAGCCTGATCAACCCGTTCACGCTCACAGCCGCCGCAGCCGCTGCGTTGGCTTTCGCCTTCGAGAAGGGCAGTCGGGAATCCGTCGCCTACAACAAGGCGCTGATCTCCACCGGCAACTATGCGGGCAGCACGGCCAGCCAGCTCGCCGGCATGGCGCAGCGGATCAGCGAGTCCGTGGGCACCCAGGGCGCTGCCGCCGAGGCGCTGACGCAGCTCGCCGCCACCGGCCGGATTGCCGGCAATGAGTTCGAGAGCCTGGCGCGCGCGGCGCTGGAGTGGCGGAGCGCAACCGGCACGGCCATCGACGACACCGTGGCGAAGTACGTCCAGCTCGGCGACGAGCCGGTCAAGGCGTCGCTGAAGCTGAACGAGCAATACCACTTCCTGACGTTCGCCGTCTACGCGCAGATCCGGGCGCTCGAGGAACAGGGCAGGAAGGAGGAAGCGGGAGCCCTCGCACAGCGAACGCTTGCGACGGCGCTGGCCGACCGGGCGAAGGAGGTACAGAGAAACCTCGGCCTTCTGGAAGCATCCTGGCAATCCCTGGGCAGGACCGCAAAGTGGACATGGGACCAGATGCTCAACGTCGGTCGGGAGCGAACCGCCGCCGAGAGCCTGAACGACCTCCACAAGACCATGGCCGTGCAGGAGAAGGAACTGGCAGCGGCGCGCGCCAAGGGGTACAACACCGTCCAGCTGGAAGCGGCGCTCAGGAACAATCTGGAGTTGGTGAAGCGGTACAACGCCCAGGTTGTGGCCGAGACCGACAAGGCGCAGAAGGATGCCGAGGCGCAGCGCACCAACGAATCGAAGATCGCCGCGAAGCGCCGCCTGGACGAGCAGGAGAAGGCCACGCGCACCCGCACCCAGCAGCGCAGGGAAGAGATCGACCAGCTCAGGCGAGACGCGCAGACGCTGGGGCTGACAGAGCAGGAGATCGCCCGCCGCACGGCGCTGATCAACGACAAGTACAAGGATCCGAAGGCCGCTCGCGGCAAGGGATACACCGAGGACGCTGGCACCCGGTTTCTCGATCAGCTGAAGCGGCAACAGGCGGCGCTGCAGGCCCAGCTACTCGACACCGACAAGCTGACCGAGGCCGAGAAGCGCCGCGCCGAGTTCGAGCGGCAGATCGCCGACATCAAGACCAGGAAGACGCTCACGGCGGACCAGAAGAGCTTGCTGGCGCGGCAGGACGAGATCCGCGCCCAACTGGAACTGAACGTCGCCGCCAACAACGAGGTCGAGGCGAAGAAGGCGGCCACAAAGGAGCAGGAGAAGCAGAACCGCCTGCTGCAGGAGGCGAAGGCACAGGCCGCGGGCATCGATGTGCGGATTCGTGAGAACGCCGCGTCGCGGGCCGAGCAGTACAACCGCCAGCTCGACGTCTTCGGGCTGGGCAGCCAGGCGCGCGAGCAGCTGGCGTCCACGCAATCGGTCCATCGGGAGTTCGGCCGCATCCGCACGGACTGGATCAAGACCATGTCCGACAAGGGCTTGGTCGGCACGGATCTCTACGTCGATCAGATCAACCGGATCCGCGATGCGCAGCAGGCGGCGCTGGGGCAGGTCGGCCAGTACTACGCAGAGCTTGGGCAGAAGCAGGACGAATGGAAGTACGGCGCGCTCACGGCGATGTCCGACTATCGCGACTATGCGGCCAACGTGGCCGATCAGACCGGCCGACTGTTCGGCAATACGTTCCAGGGGTTTGAAGATGCCGCGGTGCAGTTCGCCATGACGGGCAAGGCCAGCTTCGGCGACTTCGCCAAATCGGTCCTCACTGATCTGGCACGCATTCAGGCACGCGCGGCGATCTCGGGGCTGGCGCAGATGGGTATCCAACTGGTTGGCAGCCTGTTCGCTGCTGGCGCGGGCGCAGCGGTGACCTCCGGCAGTGCCTGGAGTGCTTTCAGCACGGGTCCAGGCGTTGCTGGCTACACGTCAACAACGGGCGCGGCGGGTACCGGTGCGCTGGGCGGCAATACCACGCCGATGTTCGGCGGCTTCCGTGCCGGCGGCGGCGATGTCGAGGCCGGCAAGGCATACGTTGTGGGCGAGAAGCGTGCCGAGGTGTTCGTGCCGGCGCAATCCGGCCGGATTCTTCCAAACGTTGACCGCGGTGGCGACATCTACGTCAGCACCCAGGTCAACATGGCCGCCGGCTCGGCGCAGGCGCAGGTAAATGGTAGCGATGCAGATCTCGGCCGGCAGGTGGGCGACATGGTGAATGCCGCGATCACGGATCGCTTCAACCGCGAGCAGCGGCAGGGCGGCGTGCTGTGGAAGATGCGCATGGGGCAGGCATAAATGGCGAAGGAGACCTTTACCTGGCAAGCGGCTGGTCCCGGCGCGCAGGGAGACGTCACGCTGCGGATCCGCTCCGCTCGCTTCGGCGATGGCTACAGTCAGGAGGTTGCTGACGGTATCCACAACAAGATCCAAAACTGGCCAATGAAGTTCAGCGGCACAAAGGCGAGGGTTCTGCAGATTCAGGACTTCCTCGACAGGCACGGCGGCTATATCTCGTTCTATTGGACGCCACCACTGGGTGTTCAAGGGCTCTACAAGGCAAAGAAGTACACGCCAGCCGTCGAAGCTGCCGGCGTCTACAGCATTTCAGCAACCTTCGAACAGGCGTTCGCGCCCTGACCATGGCAAAACAGGAAATCAATCTCGGCACGCCGCCAGGCGGGGCCGATGGGGATACGTCGCGTACTGCATTCTCCAAGGCGAAATCGAACTTCGACGAACTGTATGCGCGCATCGAGGCAAGCATCCAGACGATCGAGGAGGCGGTGAACAAGGTCAATGAGCTGGCCGAATCGCGCGACGAACTGCGGGCCCGCATCGAAGCATTGGAGGCGCGATGAGCATCGCCTCCGACATCCAGAAGCTCGAGCCCGGAGCGCTGGTCGAATTGTTCGAGCTGGACGCGACAGTGCAGGGCGGCGACGTGCTGCGCTTCCACGCACACACGCAAGCCGGGCCGATCTGGTGGCAGGGCAACGAATACTCGCCCTGGCCGATTCAGGCGCACGGCTTCGCCCGCACCGGTGACGGCCAGCAGCCGTCGCCCACCCTGTCGGTGGGGAACGTGGATGGGTCGATCTCGGCGCTGTGCCTGTTCCTGAATGACATTTCGGGCGCGCGGCTCACGCGCCGGCAGACGCTTGGCAAGTACCTCGACGCCGCCAATTTCGCCGGCGGCAACCCGAACGCCGACCCGGACGAGGAACTGCCGCCAGAGCTGTGGATCGTCGAGCAGAAGACAGAGGAGACGAACGAGGTCGTCACGTTCGAGCTGTCCAGCGCGCTGGACTTCGGTGGTGCCCAGCTGCCGCGCCGGCAGATCGTTGCGAATGTCTGCGTCTGGCTCACCATCGGCGGGTACCGGGGACCGTACTGCGGCTACACCGGCACGGGCTGCTTCGACAAGAATGACCATCCCGTGGCCGACCAGGCGACCGACCGCTGCGGCGGCCGCCTGATGTCGTGCAAGCTGCGATTCGGCGCAAACAACCCGCTGCCCTACGGATCGTTCCCGGCGGCGGACCTGATCCGCAGCTGACATGGAAACCAGCACCGTCGAGGCGATCCGCGCGCACGCCGCCTCCGACTATCCGCGCGAGGCATGCGGGCTGATCGTCGTCGCCAGAGGGCGCGAACGCTATGTGCCTTGCCGCAACGCCGCAGCCGGCAGCGAGCACTTTGTGCTGCCGGCCGAGGACTATGCTGCCGCCGAGGACCGGGGCGAGGTGGTGGCGGTGGTGCACAGCCACCCGGACGTCCCGGCCACCCCCAGCGAGGCCGACCGCGTCAGCTGCGAAGCTTCGGGCCTGCCGTGGCACATCCTCTCGTGGCCCGCGGACGATCTGCGCACGATCGAGCCCAGCGGATACCTTGCGCCCCTGGTCGGGCGCACGTTCGCCCACGGCGTGCTGGACTGCTACACCCTGATCCGCGACTGGTATCAGCGCGAGCGCGGCGTCACGCTACCCGACTTCCCGCGCCGTGACGACTGGTGGCTGGCCGGTGAGGATCTGTACATGCGGCACTACGCTGAGGCGGGGTTTAGCGCCGTCTCGCAGGACACACCGGACCGGGTAGGCGACGTCATCCTGATGCAACTGCGCGCGCCGGTGCCGAACCATGCCGCCATCTATCTCGGCAACGGATTGATGCTCCACCACCTGCACGGACGGCTTTCGTCGCGGGACGTCTATGGCGGCTACTGGCAGGAGATCACTCGGTGCGTGCTGCGGCGTGCGGTATGATCCTTGAATCACATGCAGAATCGGGAGGACCTACCGATGTGGAAGTTGTTGTTCGCGAGCGTAACGGCCTTCGTGATGGCTGGTTGCGCGACGTCGCCCGTTCCGGCCAGTCAAGCCGCCAAGGTGCCAAAGGAGCGTGTCGTCGCATTCCAGGAGACACCAGCCGCACCGTTCGGTAAGGTGACCGTAACGCGTGACAGTGGGTTTGTCGGCGGCGGATGCCTGCTGGGCTTCTATGTCGACGGTGCCTTGGCAGCCAAGTTCGAGACCAGTGAGTCGGCCAGCTTCCTGCTGCCTGCCAAAGAGTACATATTCGGCATAGGGGTTCCTGAAGGACGGGGCCTGTGCTCGCTGCACGACGGCGAACGTCGGGAACTGGAGTCCCGTGTTTCCAATGGTGATTCGAAGTACTTCCGCCTGGTGTACCGG